CCACGCCATCCCCCATATGCTGTCACCAGATAGCGCAACAACGGAGTTTTGGCGTAAACGTAATTGTCCTCTCCAATTGGAACAGAAATGTCAGGAACACTCGTGGTGTCAGGCGGCAGCCATCCTCCATCGAAAGGCATAGCCTGCCTAAAAATTTCAATGAAAGTGGCATCACTGGCACTGGGAATCTCGAGCGTCATGGCCTCGTGATAATTGTATCGCTTCAACATTTGTCGAAACGATCCTATCACTTCGCCAAAGTGAACCTTGTTGATAATGGGATCTGTGGTAGGAGCAGCAGCAACTGAATTCACCTTCGCAGGGTCCGTTGGCGCCGTTCCGTCCTCCGTATCAAGTCCAACACAAGCAGATAGCCGAGCCGCAGTCTCCGGCGGGTCGACGGGAGATTGGTTGAGATACAGCCCATCAAGGTACGTATTTGTTGGGCCAGCGACCTCAAAATCGTCAAGAGTTGAGACGAATACGTTAACCTCGATGTCATTGTTTGTTGTGGAGTTTGGTGTTGTGAGTTCATTGACGACATATACCGAAAGAACTCCATTACCAATGTTAGCACTTGGCAAAGCAAGTGTCCCATATTGAGAAGACACTGGAGCATTTGGTGTAAAGTGCTCTCTCCATGGTGTGGATTGTGCCCATCCAACATCATACGTAAAATCTTTATTACTAGATATGTCCACAATTGTTGTATACGCAGTATTGTATCCGACACTGTTGGCTCCCGCCGTGGGGTCGTAGACAATTTTAAGCCTCCCTTTGTGATAGGAGGATGCGACAATTTGGAAGCGAAAACGCATTGAGCCACGCCAATATTGAAAAGGCATGACTGCAAACGCAGATGCTGTGAGATGAATCTCGGGCAGAGGAGCTGTGTTAACAATCCCATGCAGACCAGGGTCCACACGAGCATTGAACAACAAAGTTTCCTCTGCAGTCCCAACTGCCCAGTCGAAACTGGTAAGAAAGGACTCTCGAGTTGAAATTGAAGTGATTGAGAGTTCATCATGAGAATGGAGTCCACCAACAGCAGGATCAATTGAAAGCTCCTGCTTGGAATCCACGGATAATTTGATAACTTCGTCATCGCGATTGGTTGCAGCCAAAGACGAACGAGCCATGGGAGCCCACGGCTTGACATCAATGGACGCTGGGGCTGAGTACCCGAAAATTGAAGCAATTTTTGATACAGCACTCGCTCCCATTTGGGTTGCAAGCGCAAAATTGGAAATCACGGGCACACTCTTCAAAGAGCTGGCGACCTTGGAAATAACAGAAGCGGGCCTCGAAATAGGACCCGTTCCATATTCGTCAGTTCCGGCATTGGCAGACAGCCTTGTTCGAGAAGGGGCGGAGGGTGGGTAAGGTAACACAGAACCTGGGTCTGAGGACGTGGGAACAGAAAATTTAACATTTTCAGCCCATGCAAAGACAGATACAGTAATGCTTTCGCCGACTGCACCATTTGCATGCTTGAGATTCTGAAGAGAATGGATAACAATTTCACCCATAGTTCTCCAATCTCGAGCTGCAATGTCCAATACATTGAGGTAGGTGAAGAACGGAAGTTCGATTTCTCCACCAGCAGATTCTGTGGGGTTCAAGAAAATGTGAGGCCTTTGAGAGGCAGCAATCACATCTTGGTCAAATAGACCACGATCAATAGTTAGATTGTCTTGAGTAGGTAATGGTTCGTAGGACGCAATGGCGCGACCAAAGAAGAAAGGATTTCCATTGATAACGAATTTCACTTTCATCGTGGCCCTCAAAAGCTTGTACCGGGAAATCCTGTCGCTAACTAAGGAATTTTCCCAATAAAGACTCCAAGGGTCGAACCTCTCGCTCAAATTGCTTCCAATTTCCCAGTCGTAGGCAGCAATTTTTACTGGGCGAGAAAAGAAAGTATCGAGAGAAGCGTCACTCATCATGACATCATCTCTCAAAGGGTCCATAGAAGAACCCACTGACTGGGCTCCACCAGACGACATGTCGGAAAACATGACATTTTGAGCCATCTGTTGTGGAGGGGGCGCATAATCCAATGCTAACGGTTTGCTTGACTCCGCTAAACTACGGGAAGGATTTTGACTTCGAGCTCCTTCGTACTCCATTTCATTCGGAGGAAAGGTTTCGCCGTGATCAAAGGCACAATCCCCTGAGTAACTTGTGATGATCAAACACAAGAATCCCCTCAGGGGAAAGCTCTCATCCGAATAAATGAACAGTCAAGAGGATTGGTAGTCTGACTTCCAATCTTCAACACGAGTGTCAAAGGTTTTGTATAGGAAGTCTTCCTCCAATCCATGCTCCTCGGCAATCTTTCGAATGCCGGGCATATTTGCTTCATAAAAATCGCGTCCGTGGTTGAACGCTTCATGGGCAAACATCAGAAGAGCATTTCTTGCTGTGTCAGATAAATCCTGTGGAATTAATGTTCCGTCTGAAGCCTTGAGAGGTTTCGGATTCATACCGACATGAAGAGCTTTGATCATTGAGTCCTCGGCAAGAGCGCCAAGAGACATGCCAATCTCTGGGATAAAAGAATTTTTCCGCTTGAGGAAATCGAGCTCTGATAAAGGCCAATCTGCCTGAGCGGTTCCATCCTTATCGGCAGGAGTTATCTTGTATCCATACCTTGCGGCATACTGTTGTTGAAAAAGAAAGTTATACTTGCTTCTTATCTTCTTCCTGACAGTTTTCTCGTTGTCGTCGCCAACACAATATTGAGAGACGTTGTTTCGAAAGGGTTCACGTAAACCCGTAGCGAAATAGTGCACTCGATTGTGTAACGAATTTTGAACACCGTTCAGATCGACAGTTATGGGAACTCCGGAAGGAAAAATGGAATCGCACTCAATCAGAGTTCCATTCCAATCCAGAACTGGAGACAACATGTCAGCAGCAATGCCACGCATGACCACAATGTCGTCATCGGTATATCCACCAAGCTGAACAAGGTAGACAAAGACTGAATGGGATGCGCAAGACAAAGAAAAATCTTGACGCACATCCCATTTACTCCAGTCAATACCGACACCTCTATTGTCCTCACCGTACTTGAACATGGAGTCCGTCATCCTGGACCAATCTGGTCCTCCGCAGTTTATTCCAACTGCATTTTCACACAACTCTGGATGAGCTCGTATGAAACGGATAATGGGCATGTAGTACATTCTGACTAACAATGTGAAAGCCATGGGTGAAGCTTGAAAACACCGAACCTTGAGATTCTTCTCTCCATTCTTCATCAACAAAGTTGCCTCATCCTTGAGGCTTGTCGAGAACACGGGAAAACATCTTTCGTTCTTTCGGTAAGTTTCAATCATTTGGTCAACAACATCCCATATCTCGATATCAACCTCATAATAGAGCTCTCCATTGTCTCCTACCAGCTGATTAGCTGACAGGAGTTTGAGACCTCGAAGAGGAATACCTCGGGAAGTGTTGAAAACCATGCCGTTCACAGTACTAACTCCACGGATTCCATTGACAGTATCGTGACGATTCAAAGGACTTAGTCGACCAACTCGCGCAATGAACAAAGCCATTGCTCTAGGGAATGGTTCAACAAAATCGTCAAAAGCCATATTCACAAGATCCGAGGGATAAGGGTAGGGTGGGTCCATCATGTGAACCATCGTGGCATTGTAAGCTCGCCAAGGTGGATTCAGATATGGTTTTCCCCACAAACATGGTCTGCCCATCACTCTGGCGACTGACTCCGAAATCGGTAGTTTTCTAACGTTTGACGTATAAGTCGCTTGCAATGGTGTC